ACAGTTTCCGGTTGTCCTTTGATATAGTAATCTAATACATCAGCTTGATATGGTGTTACCCAATCTCTTCCAGCATTTGTATCAGCTCTTGGACCTGCCGCGTGTCCTCTATTATTTGATTCACCAGCCGCATCATATAATCCTTCTACAGCACCAGCTTGTTCTTCGGCTGTAAATACATTCTTACGAAACTTAAAAGCGACATCGTCTTCGCTTAGTGTTTCGTCTCCTGTTACTGATTTGGTTGGTAAATAAAAATCTGTATCGTTTTCAACTAGTATGTCATAAGAACTTTCGTCAACATACTTCCCTAATATTTTATCTTCGTCAATTATAAATTGAGCAACATAAACGTCTTGTCCTTCGTCTCCCTTCGACTTCTTCCATTTATGTCCATTAATTTCAACTATTTCAGCCATGATTGTACTCCATTATCAATAATGTTATAATTATATAATATTTATGTGTGTTTGTAAATACTTTTTATGTATTTAATCCAAAAGAAAATATATCTAGATTATTTGCTTGTAATGATAGACAGGCACTTCCGTCTGGATATACTTCAAATATAGAGAATGTTTTCTGTTTTAGATTTACATATAACATAACTTCTATTAGATAAACTTCTGTTCCATCAGTTACATATGATTGACCTTTTGCTAAAGGTTCTTCACCAGTATTCTTTATGTATTCTTCTATGATTGTTTCGTCAAAGGTACATTCTATTGGTTTTGCCGCCATAAAAGATTCAGAGTTTTGTTGTAATTCTTTTCTGACTTCTGGTGGCATAGGTTCTACTTCCCACCCTATTGCGTTTCTTACTGCAAACGAAAAACTAATAACAAACATTAGCAATACGAAAGCAACAAAAGTAAATATAATTTTCATTTATTTTCCTAAAGGTTTGAGGTGGCGGTTAAACCACCTCTATCACATTAAAAACTCCATTTAAGACCAATGGTAGTTTCAGTTAAAGCAAAATCTTCATCAATAGCATTATTAGCATAAACTGTAACCCAACCTATGTCTTGAGAAAGATTCAAGTCATAACCTGCGTTGTCAAATTGTACGCCTTCAACTGCTAAGTCGTCTGTGAAAGTTGCTCCTAATTCTACAGGACCAAGTTCAATAGAACCGTATACAGATTGTGTATCACCTTCCATTGCTCTTTCATAACCGATTGTACTTCCTACGTCCCAACCTAGCATATCTAGTGGAGATGCTTCTGCATCTTTAGTATGCATACATGCTGTTAGACCTACAACCGCTACTAGCAGTCCGCCTATTGTTAGTAATTTCTTCATTAACTTTTCCTTGTGTTGTTGAAAAAAATGCAGGGTAACCGTTGCCCTGCCCGAGTTTATTAAGTAACCACCCTGTCAAGTTATTTATATATTATTAACTTTCATCTTTTGTTTTATATTGCCATTCATCAGTATGTCCAACTGACCATTTAGGCGTGGTTTCAACAACGTAATTCTGTGTACAAACTTTAAAGTCTGGTATTTGTTTTTCGTCTATCGTTAAACTCTGGTCTGAGAATACAACTCTATTGTTTGGTTGAGCCGCAAACTGCCCATTGTCTAATTTAATTACATTAAATGATTTATGCTCTGGGTCATATTCACTAAAGTTTGTATCAAGTGTACTATTATCTCTATGACAATTATCTATCGTAAAGAGATATTCACCTTTATGCATCTTCTTATCTTTACCAAAGAACTCGCAGTTCGCAAGTAAAGGTTTCTTTATGACTGTAATATCATAATCAAAACAATCCCATATCTGTAATGTATCTAAAGGTAACTGATTCTTTTTATCATAATCAGTTTTCCATACAAAAGCAGATATGGGTAGTTTATCATATAAAGCACCATAGTCTGTTAGTAATGTTTCAAAGTATAATGCTCTACCTTGTATCGACTTAACAGATATCCAAACGCCTGGTGTTAACTCACCATGACCTTTCTGTAAGTCGTAGAGATATTCTTTCTTTACATATACATGTACTGGTGGTAGATTATGTAAGAGAAAACTCACTCTTTATTTCTCCACTCGTCATTTAGTTCACGAACTGCTTTGAACATCATAGAGTCTACATCATTTTGGTCTAGTGTATCAATTAAGAAGTCTAAGTCTTTTGGTAAACACTTACCACCAAACCCTAGTTTACCATCATACCCAGGCACATCAAGATAAGATTGATTCTGTTGTACTTGTAGATATGCATCTTTGATTTTATTATAATCTGCACCAACTTTACCTGCCAAGTCATAGAACACATTGGCAAATGCAACTCTCATTGTACCTAGATTGTTTGAGAACATCTTAATCAATTCTGCCTCTTTTGTTGATACTTCTATGTAATCATCTTTAGTAATAAACTCTGGTAGATTTACACCATCATGACCTATAATCCATGGTCTTTTGACTTTATCTTCGTCAAAGTGTTGCTCTCTCAAGAATTCAGGCCAGTAGATAATCTTCTCACCAGTTTCTTTTTGTATTCTATCACAAGAACCAAGAGGTAGTGTACAACGAACAACAATAGTGTTGTATGGATTTAGTTTCTTGAGTTCTTTAATCTCAAATATAACATTGTCTATATCTTTATCTGTAACTGTTGGTATACAAACAAAGACAACATTACATTCAGTCAACAATTCTCTATGTGAATCTTCGTGTGCGACATCATGAATGGTACCGTAATGTCCTTGTTCTGACCTTGCGATAATATCGTAAGTCGCACGACCTACATAACCATAACCCATAAATCCGTAGTGCATACCTCTAAATCCTTGCATCATAAATCTACTAAATCTCTTAATACTCCAATACACTCACTTGCAAAGAGAATACTTGCACAAAGACCTAACATTGCCGTTGGGTCGCTTGATATCATCAAAATTCCTAATGCAAAAAATCGACCACCCATCTGTACAATTCTGTATTGTAGTTTTTTTGTTTTCTTTTGTATTATATAGTCAACGACTTCTGCTTGTACTTTATCTTCTTTTTTCATATCAATTCTCCTGTAAAAAGTTAGTTATCATTGGAAATACTCCCTTTAATGCTTCAGCACATTTTATTGCTAACTCCCTATGTTCGGACTGTGTACCATTACCTGAACGAAGTTCAACATAATGAATCCAAGAACGAATAGTGCCGTTCACATACAACCTAGATTCAGTCGTACCCTCTGGTAAGATTGCTCTAGCCTGTTCTTTTGCTATACCATTATCTATTGCCCACTTGTATGTTTCTTCTACAAGGTCCATGACTGCTTCTTGTTTATCAAACCATTGATGATGCAGTTCGCAATTTTCTGTTGGTATGCTATTTTGTCTGTTAGTTGTATCTTGTAATCTTGCTTCTCTTAATATGTTTATATTTAATTCTTTTGATGGGTCTGCATATCTTTGTGAGAACTCTTGAAACGAGAAAGACCTGTGTCGTATCAACTGTCGTGCAATATCTCTTGTTGTTGTAACTTCTAAACAAGCAGATGCCATCTCAAATGGTGACCAGTGTTTTTCTCTTATAAGATATTTTAAAAGTTTATGTGATGTATCATAGTTATCTTGATTTGCAGGATTAGATACTCTTGCACAATAGGCAATCAAATCTTCCATGTTTTGTCTATAATAACTTTTATTTGGTACAGTTGAATAACTAATTAATTTTGCAGTACTCATACTTTAAATCCCTCAAATTTATTTGCCACTTCAGTATTATCAAATATAGGTGTGTCATCTTGTAGTGTTTGTTCAGTATCTTGAACATCATATAATCTCATTTTACTTCTATCAACACCAATAACAAATCTCTTATGCATAGTTGGGTCATTATATCTATTCTTCAATTGTTTGACCATAAACTGACCGAGTTTCTCTAGTTCTTCTGTTGAGATGAGTGCGAACATGAGGTCTGCGGTTGCGGGTAATCCAAAAGACTCGGACGTATCTTCAAGCCCAACATCCGAGTTAGAATAACCAGAACGAGTCGTCTGCGTTGCAGAGAAGAGCGGTATGTTGAACTCGACTGCAAGGCCACGTAATTCTTCAGCAATTGCTTTAATGTAAGTGTATGAATTGATAGACCCTCCCATAGTTTTCATTCGACTACTTGCACAGATATTTAGATAGTCAATAAAAATCATATCTGGTACAAACTGTCTTTTGAGTTTTAGTTCATTGAGTAATGCACGAAAGTGTCCTGCATGTGCAGAACCAGTCGGATACTCTTTGATAATTAATTTACCATTTGTTTTCTTTGTTAGATTACTAACCTTACGAGTGAACATATCTTTAGACATATTCGCAAGTTGGTCAATAGGAACATTCAGAAGATTCGCATCTATTCTTTCTGCGATTCTTTCTTCTGCCATTTCCATAGTGATATAGAGTACATTCTTTCCTTGTGTTAGTGCATTAGCGGCAACATGACACATAAACAAAGATTTACCAACACCAGTACCAGCAAGTGCAATATTAAGAGTCTTGTTAGGTACACCACCTTTTGTAATCTTGTTGAAGTAATCTAAATCAAAAGGAATTCTATCTTCTTCTGTATGATAGAAATCAAATCTTTCTTCTGCATTTTCAACATAATCATGACCTACATTTGCATCAAATGAAATACCGAGTGCCTTTGACAACAACTCTGGTAAGGCATTCTTTGTTAAACTTTCATGTTTACCATCAATGATTGATATAGATTCCATAACTGCATTATAGATTGCTCTATCTTGACACCATTTTTCAGTAGAATCTAATAACCAATTATTATCAATCTTTTCTTTAGTAAATAAATGTGGTACAATATCAAGTGCCAAGTTATACTGTTCTTCACTCAAAGATTCTAATTCAATGACTAGAGTTTCTTGTGTGGGTAGTTTATTATACTTACCAATATACTTACCAACTTCTTTGAATAGTGTTTTGTATATACCTTGAAAGTAATCTGGTTTGATGAAAGGTAAAACCTTTCTCATATATTGTTCATCATGTAATAGATTCCGAAGAATCGTTTGTTCAATGTTTGGCGTCAAGTTTGCCTTCCTTTCGAAGTTGTTCTCTTATCTTTGTCGCAGAGATATTATGTATCTCTTTTCCCAAATCGTGTTCAGTAAATGTATAACCAACACCACGACCATAACTGATATCAACTATGTTTGGTACTCTCATTATAATATAATCTTCGTTGATTGTAAACCCTTTTTCTAATAATTTTGTAGATGCATCTAATACAACAGTATCTAAATCAAAGGGATTATCATCTTGACCCTCACCACCGCTTGCACCTTGTACATCTCTTACCATAATCACAACTTGACCTGTGATTGCATGTGCCCTTCTGAATAGTTCTGTATGTCCATCATGCCATGGTTGCCATCTTCCTAGCATTTGTACTGTAGGTTTTTTCCAATCAAACATTATTTTTTCCCCCTATATTTACATGCGAATAAAATCATTATCATTATTATTTCTCTCCATATATTTTGATACGACTTTAACTAATTCTTTATGTGTATCATTAAACCAACCGGAAACATGATAATCATATTCATCTTTAGTTAATGGCTCAAACATATAATTTGTATCCTCATATTTTCCTAATTTTATAGTATCCATCCATATTGTAAAATCAGCATTAAATTGTTCTCTTGCTTCTCTTTTAGGACATAT